TATTATTGAAAAATGAATAAGGATTTTGAATCCGAAAAAGAATACGATCTTTGTAAGATGGAATGATCTGTTCTTGGTCAGACCCCCCTGAAATCCCGTCAAACTGAGCATAAGCAATGCTATTAACGTTTGGAATTGGATTGGTTACGGTTAAGGAGGAGCCACTAGCTGCGCTGGTGCTCTCTCCGGCACTTAGCGCAACAATTGAAGCGCTGGCCGTTGTCCATTGAGCCACAATTGAACCACTTGCCGCCCCTGCAGTTCCTGCCTGAGTAAATTGAAATTGCTTAGCTGAGGTGACCGTGATGGCAATGTTAGTGCCATTGAAATCTGTTGGAGTCGCGCCAGTAATGGAATCAATTACTGTGCCAGTGGCAAGATTGTGGTTAGAAGTAAAATTAACCGTCACTAAAGTTCCAACGCGTGACATCGACGCCACGTTTACTGATTGAGTAGAGATGGTTGTGTTGCTAGTAACTTGATACTGAATGCCCGTTAGGCTCTGAAGAGTTGTACTACTTGTTGGGGGGGTAGCTCCGGGAATGGTAGTGCCCGCAACGCCAGTGAAAGTTACCAGACCAACTGCTGCCGTAGCTGGCTTGCGCTGCATTCCGTATTCATCACCAGCATTGATGATTGACTGATCGAATTGCGCAGTAACGAGAAAGGCTTCGCGGATTAAAAGGCCAACTTTTTGGTAAATATCAAAGCATCGCAGAGCAAGGGCCCACAGCATTGAACCGTAGAAACTGTTGCGCAAGAAGGGGTTGCTCGAAGGAAGTTGAGCTTTAGCGTCCGCCGTGATTCTATCGGCAACTTCTTGCCTGCTAGTAGGTAGGTTGTAGGCCATTAATTCGGGGTGGTGAACCCAAGCAAAATTTAATTTACGCTAGTAAACTCCCACAGATCAAAGTACTGTGGAGGAATTTGCGTGCCATCGTTTTTAGTGATGGTAATTATCCCTTGAATTTTGTAATTCGCAAGCAAATTAACCTCTGCTTCAACATCTTGCGCAATGCCGTCTTCAATCATCCAAGTAAAGGCATTTAGCAAGTAACCTTCGAGCACTGATTTTAGCTCGGGGTTCATGTTGGACTGGTATTTTGTCCATATCAAAGAGCCTTGCTCATAGCCCTTGACTGGCTGCAGAATGTTACCAACCCACCCCCCCCTTTGTGATGGTGGAACTTGTTCGTCATCAATTCTTTGCTCGCAAAAAACTGACATCTGAATGGCAGTTTGTAGGCCGCGCTCTAAAGTAAAATCTCCGTCGGTAAAGCTAATGTCGTAATAATTGTCGCCGCCTTGGGTAGTTATGTGATTTAGCCTTATGTCTGTCATACTATTAATCCGTGGGTTTGAAGGGTAGTGATAAGCGAATTTATTGCCGTTCTAGCTTGAGCATCAACTGTAGAGCCTCCAGTTGGTGCGATAATAGCGGGCTGCTGTGTGGTTACAACTTGCACCCCGTCAACTTTGTAAACCCCTTGCGTATTTATATCACCGGAAGCAGACGTCGTGGCTGCCGTGATATTAACATTTTTTGCCGCAATAATATCTATATCACCGTTGCTCTTTAGATAAATTTTATTGCCAAAATTATCATAAACGATGGTTTCGCCGGGTTGAATTTTTGGCGCTGCGGCATTCAAAGAAATAGCAAAGATATTTTCCGCATAACCAAACGGAGCAAACATAATGCAATTCGTTCCAACTGGTGGCGCAGAATTGATGCCGTACTGATTGACTAACGTGATGTTTTCTGGATTGAGTGGATCAAGAGAAGTAGCGGTGCCTTTAATCAAGCCCAGCCTAGTTAAAACGCTTCGCAATGTTCCTATCCGAATTAGTGATCGTCCCATTATTCTCCAAAAAGTGATGCAGTGATTTCCTTATCAACCTTCTTGCGCAATAAAGGTTCGAACAAACTGAGGCTGTAAGAATCTTTGTTTACCAACTCTAATCTTGTAATGGAGCCCCGCTGTATGTCTTGGCTATAAGTGACTGATTTAATCAAAAGCTCGTCATCTATATTGGCAAAATTATCATTGACGTAAACCAGTTGGTTAGGCTTCCACAAAGGATTTCCTGCATAACCCAAGCTTTTTATCTCGTTAAGATTTTGTCTAAATCCAACGACTTCACAGCAATAATAAAATCCTTTGGTGCGAGCGATATTAGCTTGCCAAGTGGCGCGCTTCTTGCAATCGGTTGAGTTCATGGCGGAGCTGCCAATCGCCGTATATTTTCTTGTGCTGCGGACTTGATCGTCAAAAGAGCTTCCGCTTTGCGCTACGCCAACGTTGCTTACCTCACTTTCTTCTGACCCAAAAGGCGCTCCATTGCTGGTTGGGTTAAGCATAGATTTGATCGTGTACTGATTGAAGCGCTGGGTAAAATCAATTTTTACGCTGCCGTTTTTTATGTTATTTGCCGCGCCTTCTTGGTCGATATTTTGCAGGATTGTTAGCGCCTGTTCATCGCCAATTTTGCGGATCAGAATGTTTCCTTGACCATCAGAGCTGAGAATCAATTGGCGCTTTTCTGCCATTTTGCGAATCAAATCGTAAGCGCTTTCACTGTGACGAAGTTGGATTCCTTCTGACGTTGAAAACGACTCAATTGCGCCAGCATTATTAATGATTGAGATTTGCTTGTTGTTGGCTGGAAGGACAGAACCAAAGCCGATTCTTTTTAGAGGCGTGACGACGGTGTAGCCGACAATTTCCAGAAGCTTAGTAAGTAAAGCGATGAAACCAATTGGCGGATTGAATGTTTTTGACTCTAGCGTTGAGTCAATAAAGTCGGCGGTTTTGTCTCGGCCGGAAAGAACTATCTCGTGCGAGCTAGTGTCATAATTGATTTCAACGTTATCTATGTAACCAGTGATGATCGGCTCGCCGTCAATATCAATTACGATTGCCGAGTTCGGGTTATAAATATCGACAATAAATTTATTCATATTGTCTGGCGGGCTAACGCTAACATGGAAGCGGCCGGAAAGGCCTTCTATGTCTTTGTAGAGACTAAAACTTTTGAAGTCCGTGTAGTTGCTGAAGTTGATTTGGGTGGTGATTTTGTTGACCATATCAATCCGACAGCACATTAATCACCCCTTTCACAAAAGCCGGGTCTTCGATCTTATTTAAAAGCACAATTTCATCAGAGCGAGTTGCATCGCCATAGAGTTGGTAGGCAAGCACGGTCGCTGGAATGCTTGTATAAATTGGCAAAGTTACTTTGATTGGTAAGCTTAATCGCAGCGTCTCTAAATAAAGACGATTCTGGCTGCGCATTGACTGCAGCAAGTTATAGACGCCCTCATCGACGGTGTCTGTATTGATGCTCAAATAAGCGTCATCCAAGTTTTTTTGGACTGAATTTAATTGCTCTTGATCGGTGTAAGTAATTGCAGTTGAGGCCTGATAGGCAATTGAAAGCGCTGCGGTGTCATTGAAATTATAGAGCGCGTCGTTGTTGCTGTTAATGGTTTCTGTCCGCTGCGAATTCCCGTCTTTATTTTTGCGATTACTTCCTGCACCAACTAACTTCAAAGCAACAGTAAAAAGGTCGCCAAAGTTGTCCGTTATCACCGAAACGTTATTGTAAAGCTGCGTCATCCGGGAGGCGAGATTTGAAGGCGTCTGCATCAGATTTGTTATCGAGGCCTGGAAGGCGGCAATGTCCGCAACAAATGCGGCAACTTCATCTGCGGTGCCATTGATGCTTGAAACTACGTCGTTAATGGTTCCGCTTATATCTTGGATTGTGTCGCGAGCATCGTTAAAGACGGCAAGTCCTTGATTATAGAAATCGACTGCTCCGGCTAAAACCCCTTCATTTTCACCAAAGATGGAATCGTAAAGGCGATTTAAGAAATTCTTATTTCCTGCAAAAGAGGTGGGGAAAATGTTTTTGTCGGCAACTTGGAGAGTTAAGCCGTATTCAATAACATTTAAATCAGTGAGCGGCTTGATTGAGGTGGTGTTGATAGTTGGAACAACTTTCTGCCTTCCTCTTGTCGGGTGGACGAAAACTATAATTCCACCCGTATTTATGGCCTTTTCAAGTTTGTTTCTTTTGGCTTTATAGGCTGAAAAAGTTTGTTCAACAATCCTAACTTTTACGTTAAAGGTAGTCGCTGAGCCACCCAAATCTTCAACGTAGCAGCTTTTAGAATTGATAAATTCATGCTTAGCTGTTTTTCGACCAAGGTTTGGTATTTCGTCAAATTGGAAGTAAACCTCAACGCCTGCGATAGTTGTTCGTTGGAAACCGCTTAAAATGCTCATTAGTAGCCCTCCGTGGTTATGCCAAGGCTACCTGATTCTTTCGGATAGGAGACGTCGGTTTTTAGGCCAGGTGGCGCGTTTTCGAAGGTGAGTTTTACGTTGACGTCTTGAGGGGCGGCAGAAAATTGTGGCGCTGGGATTGAGCTCATGTTCATGGCGCCCTGCGTTTTGGACGATATGTAATCGTTGAACGAACCAATCGAGCTAAGATTATTTTCTCTTTCGATCTCTGGGTGAAATTTTCTATTCACCTTGTCCATGATGTTATCTTTGAAGGCAGTCTTGAGGTCATGCCAAGCCATTCCTAGGCCTTTAACACTGAAGGTAAGTCCCTGCAGAGCTAAATCTATTCCACCAATTATATCTCTAGCTAATTCTGCAGTGTCTCCGTCGGTAATAGTTTTTTTCAACTGATACCAAGAATTGTTTAATCTATTTATTTGAGCATCAAGGCCTCCAGACGCTTTTTCAAGGCCGCGCATTTTAGCTCCATCCGTTAAGATAAAATCCCCAACCTTATTTATTACATTTGACGACACGCCAACAGTCGAAATCAACTTCCTAAACTGAGCTTCGCTCATGCCAAGCGCATCCGCAAAAATTTTCATAGCACCAGGCAGAGAGTCGCCCAACTGTCTTTGCAATTCTTCCAGTGTAATGATGCCCTTGGATTTCATTTGAGTTAGCGCGTTCATAATCAGCCCAAATCTATAAGGGGCGATCCCATAAACTCGCGACAATGAGGCAAATGCTTCGAACTGCCTTCTTACATCTTTCAGCGAATCTTTCTTGCCCGCGCTGGCAGCTAAGAATTTAACATACTCTTCTTTTGCCGCTTCAAAACTCACGCCAAGGCGGTAGGTTGTGCGCGTTAAATAATCAAACTCCTCTGCCGCTAGTTGTGATGCGCTTTTGGTTTTATCATATTGGGGAAGAACAGCTTCTAGCGTGGCATTTAATGAATCTAACTCGCGCCGTGTTTGTAATAAGTTGGCGGGCATATTTGAGGCCACGTCAATAGCTTTGTAATAACCAAAAGCCCGGGCTACATTGCCGAAATTTACTTTATTTCCCGCCGCCATCGCGCCGCCAGTGGGAGCGGATGTTTTTGTAGAAACGCTATCTTTTACCTCGTTAAAACTACGCGATAAATCTCTGTTGCTTCGAATTATATGCTCGTTTGCACGCTGAACTTTTCCTAGTGTAGAGAAACTTCCATAGCTAAATTCTCTTAACTTATTTTGGATTTCAGTAAGCGGCCGGATTATCGCATTTGCGTCAATCGAGCTGCCTCTGACGTTGATATTGAGGTTGCCCTGAACTTTTTTTAATTGCTCATCTAGCCTAAGAACCTTGGCCGTGATTTGATCTATCTGACCACCAAAACGGGCGGTATTTTTTGAGAAGGAATCCTGAACCTTAACAACGAAGCTTATGTCATTGCTCATTTGATCGCTCCCTTCTGGTTCGCTTTAACTGCCAATTCGACCCATTGCGCGAATTCTA